ATTGACGGAGGAGTATTCCAGAACAACCCCGCAGCATTATCATGGGCTTATAACAATGCTATTAATCCTTCTGCTAATCGTACTTGTATTCTATCGGTTGGTACGGGGCTTGGGACAATAGGATTATTTGATCCAGTACCAGTGCCGCCTCCTGAATCTATAAAAAAATATCTTAATGAGTTTAGAAATTTTTTATTGTTACATAAAAATTATACAACAGAAAAAACAGAAGAAATCGTTAATTCAATCCTTCCTGATTTTGAAAATGTTTATTTGTTACTTGATTTAATATCATTAGGAATAAGTGGACCGCAAGAGGCGATTAATAAAATCTTGGAATTATTATCTTTGTATGGCACTAAAATAAATAATCAGGATTTATTTTATTATCGTTTTAATACCATTTACGACTTAAACGAAGACACAGAACTTGATACTACTAATGCTGATTTTTTAAACTACATACAAACAGCAGCAGAGCAGCAATATCAACAGGACGCCATAAAGATACAGCAATTTATTCAAAAATGTAATTTTCAAAAATAATTACATTTATACGATTTTTAAGAGTTATAAGTACTTTGTGTTATAATAAAAAAGAAAAAGGAAACATATGGCAGACTTATCAAACATTACCGCTTTAAGCGGTCTTACTATTACCAGTGATCAAACTACCGGAACTAATAATCCTAACGCTACTTTTGCTTTTCCTAGTGTTACCACTACGCAGAGAGATAAACTAGAAAACGTTACTCCTTACGTAGTAAATAGTTCTACATATAAAGTAAAACCTGGCACTGTGATTTTTAATATTACGACTGGTTTTTTACAGATTTTTGATTTTGTAAATAATGCTGGAGTATGGCAAAACGTAGTTTCAATAAATACAATTGCTAGCGGTGTCGGTCTTACTAATGGGACACCTTTTGTATTTCCATCTGGGCCGTCTGCTTCTGTTGAAGTTGCTGCTAACCAAGTAAGCGGGTTTGCTTATTATAATACAACTGGTAGTAATCTTAGAATATATGATAATGGTGCTTGGGTAACAGTTACCGGTACATAAAAAGCTTAAATGAATTATACTACTCTCTTTAACCAGATAATAGCTTATGCCAATAGAGGCGGTAGCATTGAATTTGCTGCTGCCATTCCCTATTTTATTGAGATGGGACAGCAGAAAATCTGGAAAGAGCTAAATACTCTTGGTTTTCAAAAGGCAACAGAACCTAAAAAGTTTCAAGTAAACAATGCAACTATTAAAAAACCTGCTGATTGGCAGGAAACTATTTCAATAAGCTACGGCTCGGAGGATGCATTACTTATAAATAACGTTGTCCTGCTTCCTAGAAGTTATGAGTTCTGTATAAATTACTGGCCGAATGTTAATTTAAGTGACCCCGCTAATCCTCCTCTGTTTTACTCAGATTATATATCCTTTAGAGCAGATGCAAGTCCTTATGAGTATTATCTGATCGTTCCAACTCCGGATAAAGCATATAATTACCAAATAACTTACATAGGAAGACCTAATTTAATTACAAATGAGAATCAAACAAACATACTAACAGACTATTACCCTGATCTTCTATTTTATGCTGCTTTTTTAGAGGCTCTTATTTATTTAAAGGATGATCAGAGAATGCCCGTCTATACAAAATTATATCAGGAAAGCTTAACGTCTGCTAATAATTTGACCAAAGATCGTTACATCGATCGTAGTGTAAAAAGAGATATAGGGTAATTTATGGCTACGCAAAAACAGATGTTTCCTATTACCTATAAACCGGGAATACTACGTGATGGTTCATTTTTTCAAGGAAGTTACTGCATACGGGGGCAATGGGTCAGATTTTTTAGAGGTCAACCTCAGAATATCGGGGGAATGAGAAATTATGTAATATATCTGCAAACTGTACCTGAACTGCTACCACCTAGCTCCACTCCAACCGCAGCTCTTATATACTATGATAGTGATGGGAATAAACACATTTTAGTTGGAGTTTCTCTAAATAGTGTTGATGATAAATATAGCGTAATAGATGCTACTTATAACAATATTGGTGGTCAAACCTTAACTTATTTTAAGAAATTCACTAATCCTACCAATACCTTGACACAATTTGTTGTAGTCATAAGCATTATTAATAATGTTAAAACAGAGCTAATATTGTGTTTAGGTATGAAAAACTACCTGGATATCAATAGCAACGAAGCTGTTTCTACTATCTTGGCAAAGAAAGATACTGGTGAGTTCTGGACAGTAAAATTTAAAGCAGATCCGGTTAAAAACCAAAATGAAGAATTTAAACAACCTATACCTACAGAAGATAATTTTATTTTTAAAGAAGCAACGGGAGGAATGCTTTACGTGGGAAGTAGATTATTTTATTACGGCAATAATGGGCTTGTTAGATGGTCTTCAGCATCACAGGAAAAATTAAATAAAAAAACAAACATAACCTGCCCATTTCTATTTTTTGAAGATAAATATTCCATCAATATTAGCACCGATAAAGTAATCTACGGCGCAGAGTGGCGAGGAGGAACAAACTCGCCGACTATAATCTTCTGGACACTCGGCTCCGTTGTTCTTATTAGCAATACTACAGGTAGCAATAATCAGATTATTGATGATCCTGATGACCTTTCTTTTAGCAAAAAGGTATTATCAAGAGATAGCTCCATTCTATCTTCAAATAGCGTAGTTGAATATGACGGAATATTCTACTGGCCTGGAACACAAAGATTTTTTGTATTCAACGGCGTAGTTCTTCCTCTTGAAAATAATCTTAATCGTCAGACTTTTTTTGATACTATTGATATGAGTAAGCGCCAAAAGGTCTTTGGAGTCAAAAACGTAAGCAGAGATGAAATATGGTGGTTCTACCCTGAAAAGGGGAAAGATGCTAATGTTGGATGCACCAGAGCCGTTATTTACAATGTTGTAGATAATACCTGGTATGATACGGATATAGAGCGAGCAGCCGGGTATTTTGATAATACTGGCGGTAATATGTACACTGTAGGAAAAAACCTGAGTCCTTACGAAGGTGATAATAACAGTTATGTCTGGCAACATGAAGTCGGAAACGATCAGGTCAATCTTTATAAAGCACCAGACCAGCAAACTAAAGCTATTCCTTCCTTCTTTACCACACCTATAATTTCTTATGCTACCTTTAACCCACAAAAACAGGTAGCAGGAATTGATTACAACATAGCTATAGAAAGGATAGAGCCTAATATTGTCGGAACAAAAAAGATAAAGATGACTGTTAGTATCAATACGTATGAATATCCTGCAAGTACTCCTGTAACAACCACTTATGACCTTACTGAGGATGGAGGACTAGAGAATATTATTAGACCTGCTATTAACGAACGCAAACAAGGAAGAAATATTAATTTTACCTTCAAATCAGAAGGTATCGGTTCCGGTTATCAGATGGGAACTACCTTTGTTTTAGCTGAAATAGATGATGGTAGGCCATGATTAGCGTTTATCCCAAATATATTAGCATTAAATATTGGGCAGCTACTGTTTGCGATGATTACTCGGATTTCCCTCTTCCCATCCTCCATGATGAAACGAAATGGGCAGCATGGGCAGAAACCTTAATCGGAATCGAGCCTTTTGCAAATAGAGGAGTACCGAGTCCCTATAAGGGAGGTAGGAAAAATGAACTTGCCTTTAAAAACTGGGAAGAATGGGCAAAAAAAGCCTATTTGGTAATGCTTGCGCAGGATAATAATAATTCATCATAAGCCTCTTCGTCTTCTAAAGAAGACCATTCAACCAGTAGATTTGATAAATAGTTCAAATATTCATAATTCATATAAGGTAGTTTATTTAATCGAAATAATTACAAACCTAGCTCACTATGAGAACCAAGACGCACTAGCTCCAAAATATTGTCATCAATTTTTCTATAAATTAGCACTAGATCAGGTTTGATATGACAATCTCTAAAATCCTTAAAATTACCGTTAAGAGAATGATCGTGCATGCTTTGCGGTAATTCTTTGTCTATAGTTAATAACTGCAATACTTCAAATAGCTTTTTTACAAGCCAAATTTACATGATTTTTTTAAGCCTAGATGTATTCCATGCTATAATAAAAAAGAAAAAAGTGAGCAGATCAATAATTATGGCTCTAGACCTTGGTACTACTACCGGCTGGGCTACCTGCGATTTATCGGGTAACATAACTTCTGGGACTACTAGCTTTAAAACCGGTAGGTTTGAAGGCGGCGGCATGCCTTTTTTACGTTTTAAACGATGGCTTACCGATTTTAAAAATACTTTGGGGGTTATTGATGCGATTTATTTTGAAGAAGTAAGAGCTCACAAGGGAGTAGACGCCGCCCATAAATACGGAGGATTCGTTGCTCACCTGACCAGCTGGTGCGAACATCACGGAATACCTTACTCTGGCATACCTGTCGGAACGATAAAGAAGCATATTACCGGCAAAGGAAATGCTCCTAAGGAGTCCGTAATAACTGCCGTTAAAAACAAGGGATTTTCTCCCATTGACGATAATGAGGCCGATAGCCTTGCTCTACTTGATTTTGTATTAACAAACCATAATAAAGGTATTTAAAATGTTTAAGAAACTTAATTTATTAATCGCTACTGCTAGCCTTTTATTCTCAAAAGTAGCTATGGCAGATAGTAAATATTATATAAAGGGGGGAATGGGAATAAACCATATCCATACAGTTAAATTTAGTAATCATGATTTTGAGGGTAAAATAAGGCTAGCAAATAGTTTTCCTTTAATTGAGGGAGGAATAGGTTATAAATTAACTGATTCTATTAGAGCTGAAATCCTTTTTGACTATTATTTTTTATTTCATACCGCTGAAACTTCATACAATCCTAACAAGGATATTTTTAAAATATTAGTAACAACCAAAGCTGATAGTTTAATGCTTAATGTATATAAAGACGTATTAAAGCTTGGTAAAATAACTCCTTTTATTGGTGGAGGAGTTGGAATTGCTACATTAAAAGAAGTCGGTAAAGGTTTTGCTATTTCAGCAGAAGATAAGATGCATTTTCCTTTGGAAAGTACTCAAAAAAAGACGTTTTATAAATTTGCTTATAAACTAACCGCAGGTCTGGATATGAAAATTAGCGAGACAGCTACGGCGGAAATAAGTTATAATTACTTTAATCTAGGAAATAATAAATCCAGAAATATCGGTGGCCTTAAAAATATCGGCAATCGTAATTACGGAGTTCATAATATTACCGCAGGTTTAAGATTTGCAATATGAAGTTAAAAGAATTACCAAAAGCTCCTATTCAAATACAACGGGATAATTTATTAATTGAGGTAGAACAGTTAAAAACCGCTTTACTTCAAAAAGATAATATCATTGCTACAAAAAGCAATACTGTTACAGAATTACAAAACCGCTTAAAAGTTCAGAGCGATTTAGCAACTGCAACCAGTACGCAGCTAGCTAATACACAACAAACTTTAAATTCAAAAATTCTAGAGTGTAATACTCTAAATGAAAGAATTGCTACCAAGGATTTGATTATATCTGAAAAACAAAACACTATTACCCAGCTACAAAATCAAAGAACCGTAGAGCATTTAAGCATCCAAGAAAAAGAAGCTCTTATTGTAACAATAACCCGTGAAAAAGCTTTACTTGTAGAAGAGCATCACAAATCTATAGAAGCATTAAGAGAACAATTGGAAGATAATAAATTACTTATCTTACAAAAAGAAAGTAGCTTGAGAGAACTAGAAAATCTTAATCGTGATCAAGCTTTATCAATGAACAGGCTTGAAGAAAGGGTGAATATTTTAAATCCCTCTTACAATCAACTTGAAACCGATCTCTTAGAGAGGGATAGCATCATAAAAACTCTTGAAGAAGATAACCATAAAAAAGAGTTGGTTATTAAAGAAATGAACAATAACCTACTAAAGAAAGACCTAATTGTTCAGGAGTTAGAAAATAAATTAGTAATTTCCGAAATAAAAACTGCTCCCGCGATAAACTATGAACTAGTCTTATTAAAAGAACAGTTAACTGATAAAAACCTAATTATTGAATTGTTAAAAAGTCAAAAAGCTCCTGTGTTTGAAATTTCCGATAGTAAAATACTGGAATCATTGGATTTTGATAATATCGACTATAAACTAATTACGAATGCGCCTTCAACAATAAATCATGATATTTTAAAAATTGAAAATATCCCACTTGCCCAGTCTGTATTATTAAGTGGTGATGTATCTCTCATAGAGGAAGAAGACTCAAATTAATATTGCCTATTTTTTAGGCAATTCTTGAAAGCTTAGAAAAATAACCTTTGTTAGCTTAATTCACAAAGTTATCAAGAGTTTTGTGGATAATTAATCTAAGATTTTGACGTTACTTGCAAATGTCTTTTGACCTTTGATATTTAGTTCGTATTCTACTTTCTGATTCTTTTTAAGCTCTTCTATACCTGACTTCTTAAGGTCGTTTTCATGGAAAAACACATCTTTTGAACCATCATCAGGTTTAATAAATCCATACTTGCCTTCGGTAGAATAAAATTTAACAACTCCTCTTTTCATAAATATAATTTCATTAGTTAAATATCCAACCCAAAATATCAGATTTAACGTGTACTTAAAAGCATTTCTGGTTATTCCGGTAGGTTATTCATCTCCTGCAAATTTTTATTTAAAGCTACCGCAGAATATCCGGTAATTGCTTTAATACGATGATTTAAAGCGGTAGTAGTTGCAAGGTTATTAGGGTTTTCTGCTAATTTTAAGGCTAAATCCAAAAACTTTTTATCGGTTAATAACTTGGTTGCACCATATCCCCCGCCAAGAAGCTTGGCTGTGGTAATAGGATCATAAAATAATCCAAAAATTGCCGCGCTAATCCCACCGGTAGTAGCCGTCCCTGATGGATTAGGAATATTTTTACTTTTTATAGCCATAGCTTTAGCTACAGTGCCTAATTTTTGTATTTTTTTAAAAGTCTCAGGAGTAAGTTGTTTTCTAATAGATTCAGAGTTCTTAGGATTGTTTATTGCTTTAGCAAGAGCGTTATAAGATAGACTATCAGTAGCATAATTCGTAGCTTTATGGCCGAGTATATTTTCCAGTTTTTCTCTTCTAGCTACATCCCCGTATAATTTATCGGCTTCCTTAAAAGCATCATACCACTCAGGATTAGTTTTGCCATACTCTTTGATATCCTGCGAAATCGCTTTTTGTATTTTCTTAAGCTGATTTTTAACTCCCGCGTCTGTATCCCATTTTATAATGGAATTCAGGCTCTTTTTAGTCCCAACAAGTTTATTAACATCATATTCTTGTAATGGTAACTTTATAGGACCATACTGACTGACTATCTTTGATGCCGGTTCAATCTCATTTTTAATAGTTTCAAGTGACTGCAGGAGGCTTTTTTCATCAGGGGAAAGAATAGCCGTATTGATTTTAATATCATCAATTGCCTTTTTAAGATTAGCAGGTAGTACTTTTGCATCGGGCGGTAATGAAGTCGCTACTTTATTATATAAACCGGCAATATGACCTTCTACTTCTGGTGTCCTTGATGGGCCGATTTCATCTAAAATATCACTTAACACTTTTTGCGTCTGTTCTTCGGCAAGTGCATATTTATTTTTTAACTTATTACCAAAAATAGGAGCTTTCCCTACATACTGATCGGCTAAAGCGGTTAATTTAGAATCGGTAACCGCTGCAGCTGGTAAATCTATGCCTAAATCTCTTGCTGCCTTAGCTGCTTCAATGTTCATACCTTTAGGCGTTAACCCCATAAGTTTCATTGGTATTTTTGCAAGCGTCTGGCGAGGTTTCGTAAAGTTATTTAACAGACTTTTACTTTTAATAATAGCGGTAGGAGTAGCAACGCTAGATATCAGATCAGCATATAACGGATCAACTCCTGCTTCCTGCATTACTCCAGACCCTGCTCCTATGCTACTGCCTGTTCCTACATCTTTGGCAAATTTTGATAATAAAGATTTACCACCCCCTCGAATTGCACTTCCTGCAGCATTTAACGAAGCACCGGTTGGAAGAGGGAAGCTCGCCGTAGCTCCTCCAAATTCTCCTGCTTTATATAGAATATTTCCTAAACTATCATTCTCCTTAGGTTTCATGGAATCTAAAGATTCGAGGGCTTTATTTGTAGTATCAGACATTACTTGCGCCGACTCTGGCAGGATTGGAGCAACAACTCCGGGTGCTACCTCCATAACACCTGCCCCGAATTGATCTGCCGCTTCTGCCAACCCCGATCTACTAAAACCCGCTAATGCTCCCTTGCCGAATTGTGAAGCCCTATCAAGAAAAGACGGCGAGTTTTCTTTTGCTACAGCTTTAGGACTCCGGTATTTATCAAATACACCACTTCTTTGGCTCGGTAATTGATCTCTATCTATATTTTTAGGAGCTTTATACTTATCAAATTTACTCATTGACTACCTGCAAACCGTCATTATCTATGGCATCTTGCACCCAATCTTTATGAACCCAATCTTTTGTACCTGTTATTGGATCAAGCATCAAAACAAAATCCGATTCTATATTCGGCGTCTCCAAATCACCGACATCATAATGAATACCTTGCTCATGTTTGATAGTCGCTGCTTTTTGTGTGTCTTGAATTTCCTTTGAAAGATGATCTAATTTCATTTTTAAAGTTGGAAGACTATCATTCTTAGGATCGGCAAAATACGGAGATAATCGATCATACATTCCTTGAGTTATACCACCTCCCCCTGTGTTTAATCTTTCGGCTATAGTTCTTAATTGTCCGAGCTGAGCAATAAACGAATTTCTTAAAGCTGTTTCTTTTTGATAATCTTCTACCCCAAATACATCACCTATAGTATCTTTTATAGGATTGATAATGTTAGAACCTCGCCCTAAAGGATGAAACCAACTCTCTTTTCCAATTTTCTCTAATTCTTTAAAACTTTTATCTATGTCTTTGTTTTTTATAGCTGCGGCATTTGCAATAGCTTTAGCATCTCCAGCCTTACTTTGGTCGGAGCGATCTAATGTTCGATAAACTTTACCTTCGTATTCTTTAAATCCATTCTCCTTTTTTTGAGCTGCTTTTGCAAATTTTGCCAATAAAGAGTTATTATGATACCTTTTTTGCTCTTCCAGCTTCCTCTCCTGAAATTTACGATTCCAGGCTTTGTCTTCCTTACGCTCATTTTCGCTAATTGCAGCATCCTCGCTAGTATTATAAGCGGCCAAAGCGGGATTCATCGCCCTCCCTATAACTCCTAAATTGTTTTTAAATCCACGCTGGATAGGCTCCTTTGCTAAACCATTACCAAGAGCAAGTAACGCATTATTTATCGCTCTATGCTCCTGATCCCTATTCATCCCTAAATTGCTTCTTGAGCTGCTAATTGCTTTTGCTATCCCTTCATCAAAAGGATTTCTTCTCTCGGGAAGAGCTTGCATGCGATTTAATATTTCTTCTTCCATAAATAAATACCTTTAAATGAATATAAAATTATCCCGTAAATGGTTTAGCTTGAAAACTATAAGCAGGTACTATATTTTGTCCATATCTTCTAACCGGCATTATATTTCTTAAATTTGGATCATCTATATAATTGTTTGGACTGTATGGAAAATTCATACCCCAAACCCTAGCAATAGCGTTTTCAAATCCTGGACTACCGCTCTTAGCATATATTGTAGCATTTTCAGGAACAGCTCTCATAGCATTCTCAAAGCTATTATACCAATTTAGTTTCTCCTGCCGTAATCTTAAAAGTTCATTTTTTTCATGCTGCTCTCTTTGAATTTGTTTTCTGAATATTTCTGCCTGCTTTGCCCTTTCCTGTTCTTGCAATTGCTTTATCCTGTTTTCTTCAGCTATCTTTAAAACCATCTGCCTTTCCTGCTCTTTTCGTCTTACCTCTTCTTCTTTCCTTTTTTGCAGCTTAATATTCTCAAAATCAGCATAATTCTTGATCCCTCCCATATCCTGATTTAGGTTGCTCTCAAGCTCAGTCTCACTATGACTTACCGGTACAGTTTGCGCATATTGAGCGAGTGCATGAATATTTGGCCTTAAAGACGGCGTATAAACAGAGGGGTTACTACTGACACCCGGATTAGCAAAAATACTGCTAATTTCTGGGCTTACATTGTATTTTACAATATCACTACCAGACCCCCCAGGCCATTCCTGATTCCTCTCTTCTTCAAATCGCTCCCGCCTCTGGTTTAACTCATCTTGTGCATTTAACCATTTATCTACTCCAAGCTGGTTCATTCCGCTAATCTTGCCAAGTACGTCCTGATATTCGGACAATCCTTGCTGATCTAAACTATTTAACCGGTTTAAGTCATTCATGTCACTTTTATTTAAACCGCTCATTCTCCCCCGAAGTACATCCTGTAGTAAATTGTTTCTATTGCCAAAACGACTTTTAGCAATTCTATTTATAGCATCCTCGGTTTGTGATAAATGTGATTGCGACCCATAAGTACCTTTTTGCTCATGATCCATACTGATTCTGGCTTTTTCTGCCTTTAAAAGACGTTTGGTATCACCATCTAGCTTATCTACTTGTGGATCATAAATTGTAGGTAAATCGTTAATACTACGCGAGCCAACATTCTCTCGCCCTATTAACGAGCCGTAAAGCTTATCTCTTTCTTCCCTTGATGAATCATTATAATCATGGCTCAAACCACCTAGCAGGCGATGCGATACTGCTAATTCTTCAGGCACATTAGCAAGCTGCTGACCATTGTAAGTAGGAGTCGGACTATTATAAAGATTTAG